CGGCGACATCAGTTAAGCATTTCATTATAGTTGGCATAAGCTTGTCCGCATCCAGCCCATCATAAATATCATCAATCGTAAACTGCTTACCGAATATATCAACGACATAGCCTACCAATATATCAAACTCTTCAGGTTTTAAGTCATTAAAGTTTATTTCCTGGGTAAGCGCTATTGCCCGGCGAACCATTCTTGCTTTTGGTGTTGGAGCTACATATGTTTTGCCGTTTATAATTAACTTCATGATATTCCCTCCAATAAAGTTGAGAGGCAGGTTTTACCCCGCCTCACACGATTAACTAAGCCTGGATGCCGAAGTTTGCTGTGCAGTTTTCAGCCAGCGCATTGCCAGAAAGGTCTTTGACACCCGTGGTGCAGATTGAAATATAGTCTGCGCCAGCGGTCAGCGGATCAGTCGGGTTAAGAGTGACAACCTTGGCCGCGGTATCAATCGACAGGGCTCCGGGGACCGCTGTGCCATCAGCCTTAATACAGAAGAAGTTGGCGGCTGTAACAAGAGCGGACTGAATAGCCTCGTTAAATGTCCAAACGACGTTAACTGTTGCGGCCTGGTTAACTGCAGCGTCAACCGGCGCAACGGTAACAGTCGGGGCTGCAGTGTCCGGTGTAATGTCGCCGGCAGTAAACCAGTCAGTGATGGAACCAGCGACATAAGTAGCAGAGCTGGCGTCGGCGATTCTCTTACGCAATCCGTCTGACTGACGCTGGATGCTGGTGCCGGTAATCTTATCGGTCTGCGGTGCCGTCTTGTCCTTCTTGGTTTCAAAGTCTCCGTCAGGTTCGGTGAACATGACCTTGAGCAGCTTGTAATACTTATAAGTGCCGTCGCGCTTTTTACTTTTCCAGCTTACCGCAAAATACGGCTTGACGTCTGTAGTTGCCGGGGACCTTACTCCAGCGGCCATCGTGTTGCCCATTATCGTGGCAAGTTCGTCCTCTGTCAGGTCGGTGACGTCGATATCAATGGTGATATCTCCATCCTCTGCGTAAACATCCACTGTCTGGTCGTCAGCAAATTGTTTTTCCATGCTGCTGGAATGTTTCACACCGATTTTGATGAGCTTCTTGGTAATTGAAAATGGTGTGTCATAAGTTGTCGCGCCGCCTGCTACATCAGTCAGCATCTCTGCAAGGGTTAAACTTTCAGCACCTATTCTTGAGTTTGCCAATTTTCATTCCTCCTGAATATTATTTTTGTATTAAAAAAGAGCCTTTCGGCTCATGCTGTAAATGTGAATGTCCCACTAAAGGACATTGACTTGTGGTATATCCGCTCTCCTGTTTCCAGCACTTCATCATTGTCCATGCTGTAGTTTCTGGTGTAGCCGTTCGCTTTCATGATCCGGTCGACATGGCTGGCGATGGTGGATAATGTTGCCTTCCCCCAGATGTCCACCCGGACCGAGATTTCACTTTCCGCTTCGTCGTCATCCGCGACAAGCGCGGGCTGGTTTGCCATCTCAAAGAAGGTAAGGTATGGATATTCCGGAGTCCCGGTAAAGGCCGCTACGCTGCTGGCCATGCGCGCCTTGGGAATTAAAGCAATCAGGGCGCTGTCTGTGCTGAGTGCTGTGGCGATTGCGGTTTTCGGATTATACATTATCCCTCGATCACCTTCTTCGCTTCAGCCGCCATCGCGACAAGCATGGCTGCTTTCTTGCTTAAATAGGATGGTTCAAACCACGGCCGGGCGCGCATCTTAACGGTCCCGAACTCTAACATACGGCCATAAAAGCCCTTGCCCGGATCCGACGGGCCGACATAAACAAAATTAGAACCGTCATAATCCTTTTCAACCTCGGTGATAAAGATACGCTGTTTCAGGTTTCCGGTAAGCACAGGGGCTCGGTTCTCGGCCTCAGCTTTTAAAATTTCAGCCCCGGCCAGCATAATCTTTTCCTGCTGGCTTTCCAGCAAGGCACCTTTCTTTTTCAAGGCGGCCAGGAATTCCTCTGCGCCTTCCAGCTCAAACACTAGATCACCCCCGTAGGAGCGTTAGTATTATAACTCCCGCACAGATATTTATTTTCCCACTTGCTCAAATCTGGATTTTTGTAGGTACAGACTCCCGATCTAAGGTGTTTGCAGGTATTATTATTGGCCGGGCACCCGCCTGAATTTAGTAAATCTGTGGCTTCGCGTTTGTTAACTTTTTCTAATTGCACTTATACCACCGCCTTACAGGACAACAGCAGTGACTTATTAAGTTCGTCCTCGTTTATCGGATCTGCAACCAGCTCCAGGTACCTGCCCTTAAACCGGATCCTCTGGCGGGCAGCAACCCCGGTAATATAACGGATGCGGAATACCTCCGTTATTTCCGTGTTGTTTGTGCTGAGCCGATAAAACTCCCGGCTGGTTTTCCCCAGCGGCTCTGCCCATACAGTAAGCCAGTCCGTCCATGTCTCGATAGCATTCAGCTCGCTGTCCTGGGTGATTATCTTTGTCTGGATTGTTATGCGCTGCCGCAGTTCCCCGGCTCTCATAACGGCACCACCCGGTCTAACGAAAGCAGCGCCTTGACACCGAACGGTATTTCTTGCAGGGCGCTGTCAATTCCGGCCTCCCTGTTTTCGTAAAGGTGGCCTATAAGTAAGAGCATGGCCTGGCGTACCACCTGGGGAACGCTGGCGGACGTCGCGCCGTATCCGCAGACATACTCAACACATATCGCGTTTGCCGGGCGCAGGGTAGTTGACGGCCATGATTCACCGTAGTTCAGGATTACCCGGCCAGGCTCGTTGATGTTGTCGACGAAGTAAGAGGCCGCGGCAAATGTCGCCGCCGTGTCATCGGTGTCATAATATGTGATCGCCGTTATGGTAGACAACGGCGGCAGTGGTATGCTGATATAATCCCCAGCTGGCCAAGCGTCCAGCCACAGGTACCAGGTCTGATTGACAAAGGCCCGGTTCTGGAACCCCTGGCAGTATTCCCGGGCTGCCGTAATCAGGCCGCTTATAAGGCTGTCCTCTGCCGAATAAGGCTGCTCCCGGATGACATCCACGCTAAAATCGCAGGTATTCCCGGCAACGGTGCTGACTGGGCGGATATATTTCTTACTGCCGGTGTACTCTTTTTCCTGGACCGCGTTATCATTGGCGGCGGTAACCTGGACAAATGCTCCGCCTGTACAGTCGGCATAATTACCGTCCACGTCCGTGTCTGACTCCTGGATTTTTACGTCAACCGTCCCGCCGGCGCCGTTTGTGCCGCTGTTTAGGTTGACCAGGGTGCGATATCCCCGCACCTCAACGCCTGCTCCTTTAAGGGAATAAGCCGCGGCTATGATATGGGCCCCGGGCACAATACTTTGAACCGTGGTAATGTTATCTGCAAAAAGGCCGCTGTCAAGCCGCAAATGCAGCTTCGCCTCGGCCAGGCTGATCGGCTCAACGGTCGGAGCTGTTTTAATTTTTAATGCCATAAAAAAAGACCACCCTTCGAGTGGTTTATTTTTGAATATGAAAAAACCGCCCGAAGGCGGCTTTAAAAGTATTTCTGGTATATCTCTTTCCGTCGTGGCCCGGAAAGGCTGGCATACAACATTGTTGTTTCTAAACGGCTGTGCCCTAACAATGTTTGGATCCCTTCCATCGGGGCCCCGTTATTCAGTAAGTGCGTCGCAAAAGAATGCCGCAGCTTATGAGGGTATACGTTGGACTCAACTTCTGAATGGCTGGCGATACGTTTTACGACATAGCGAATCTCTGCTATGCTCATCCGGTGCGGCTTGCGCTCGGTGACGAACAGGGCCACATCGGTATCTTTTCTGGTGGCCAGGTATTTCTTAAGCCAGATGGCTGCCTTGATCGAGAAGTAAACCTCTCGTTCTTTATTTCCCTTCCCCAAAACAATGCAGGACCGGGCATCCCAGTCTAGGGCATTGCGGTTCAGGCGATGTACTTCCCCAATCCTGGTGCCGGTAGTATACATGAATTCTACCAGGGCATGTTCAAGTGGTGACCGGCAGCCCTCCTGGAGCGCGACGGTATCTTCTTCGGACAATGCCTTGGGCACTCTTTGGCCAAGCTTGGGTTCCCGGAGCTTCCTGGCCGGGTTTGCCCGGCAATAACCTTCATCTGTGGACCAGCGAAAGAAGGCCCTAATA